GCTTCCATTGTGTCCATGTGATTTTAAATATAGGTGCAGTAGTGTCAACATCTACAGAATTATTTCCGAACTTTTCTAAAACAGAAAGGAACTTCTTATAAGTTAACTTGTAGTTGTTGTCAGCAGCAGCATCAACACTAACAGCATTAGCATCGTCTTTTAGTTTAGTATCAGTTTCACCTTCAACTCCACCTTTAGCAGCACCTAATAATGCTCTGTCGATAATGATGTCTTCTTGACGCATAAATTTATTCTTCATAATTTGAAGTTTAGCGTTTCGAGGATCAACACCCATTTTGCTTACGTCAGCCCAATCCATGAACTGTCCATCTTGGTAAGCAATTCTTGATGTACGTCTACGACTGTAGTCGATATCCGATACTGGAGAATCTCCGAATCGGTTAGTAACTTTAGATGGTAATCCACCACCTGTAGTTCTTTGGTAAACGCCTTCTTTACGAAACAAGTCGCCTGTAGCTAACTGAACGTAAGGACGCATCTTACCACCTTTGACTTCGACAGTTTCTCTAATAGCTCTGTCAAAACCAATTACATAAGTATTAAGCAGATTTCCCGCCATAATATACCTCCATTAATTGTTATAATTTACGTTTGTCGGCCTTGAGTGTCCACACTGTGTGGGTCAAACCTAATATTAGCTTTTCAGCTTTGATTCTACACCAGGCTCGCAAGGAGGTATCTGTTCTTAAATCTGTTTTTTGCTATACAAAAAAAGTTACATTATTGTCAAGATATTTTCTCTAATAAGCTACTTCTTTCTTTAATCCAGTTCTGATAAGTAATATCACTAGTGTTTCCAGTGTATTGCATCATCTTTTCTTCTATTTCAGAAAGTTGATCACTTAAAGATGCAAAATTGTCATTATTTCTTTGTTGAATAAGATCATCATTATCAATCAAAGGTAAAACATTATTATACAATGCTTGAATTAATTGTACGTTATTTCCAATAGCAGGATCATCCATAAGTTCTTCTAATCCCATAAATTCCATAACTTCAGAAACTTTACTCATATTGTATTCGAATTGATCACCTTGCCATATCTCTCTTAATTCAGCTTCAGCATCATTAACAGAAACATCATAATCCACATCTTCTTGTGCTACAGAATCAGCTAATGCTTTCATATCAAAATCAATAAGAGCTTGTACTGCATTATTAGAAATACCATGTTCAAATGCTAATTCTTTAAATGCTTGTACACGACTATCATCAAGTTCAATACCTTCTGGTGCTTCAATGTTTAACGCATATCCATCAACAGATGTTGGTACACCTAATAATTCATGTACTTTATTAATATCATTTTCATCTTCTGAAGACAAAAGGTCTTCTAATTTACCTCCAACCATACTTTGTGCATTTATTGCACCTTTAGCTAGGTCAATTGGATTATTGTATTTAGACCATATTGAATGATTACCAAGTTCATCTGGTAATCCTTGTAGCCAATCTGCATTGAAGTTCCCTTCATCGTTAAGCATTCCAGGCTGTTCTACAGTATCTGTTGTTTCAACAGGTGTTTCTACAGGTGTCTGTGTATCTTCACTCATAATTTTCCTTTATTTTTATTTAATTTTAATAACCTTTTCTACCAAAAGTTGCATCATTTGG